TCATCGAATGTATAGACTTTGACCTGGATAAATCAGACTGTTAATTGTCTTGCCATTGTTAGCCGCAAGCGTGTACATGCTGATGCCATACTTGCTGGAAATGCTCCAGAAGCTATCACCAGATTGAACTGTGTAGTACGTGTGGCTTACCGGCGAAGTATATCCAGACGAACGCGAGCCATAGCTCTCCCCTCCATTCACGCCCAAGGCAACATAATGATACCTGCCTGAGTAGCTGAGATAACGTGCCCAAACATATGTGCCACGGATATACACGTGATCATAAATCACACTTTCACCGGGTGCATAGCTACCAACGGATGCATAGCCGGTGCCGGCACCAGTGCGGATGTTAACAGTCGCGGACGGCTTGAAAACACCAGTTTGCGCATAGTCGGAATCACTGGCCACGTTTGATTCTGCTGGTTGGCTTGGTGCCGGTGTTACAGGTGCTGATGGGCTAGGTGTCTGATTCGCAGTAAAGAAATCATCATAGAGCTGGCTGACGTCAAAATTACCATAGCTACCAGCGAATTGTTGATCACTCCGAAATTGCCAAGCATGATGGCTCGTGTATCGATCACGACTTGTGTTATATGGATAATCAGCAATCCAGCCTTTATCAACAAGCATTTTTGTGCCAACCCAGCTACCCATTGTATAGATAGTTGACCGATATCCAGCTGCTTGAACAACTTCCATAAATGCCTTGTTGTTTGCAGTATTCGCCGCATAACTATTATTGGCTTGCTCGCTTGCCTCCACATCGGTTGCTAGAACGGCTCCAATTGGAAGGCCTGCAGACTGAGCTGCAGCTACGGCAAATCGTGCTTCTGCACGTGCTCCCTCAACTGTGGTGTAACGGGCAAAGTGATAACCATTAAGATAAAGTCCGGCTTGCTTCGCACTCGCCAAATTATACTTAGCTGTTTGGTCTACATAAGTAGTCCCCTCACTAACCTTTTGAACAACTGCTTTGACTCCGTAATGAACCAACATGTCATAGTAATTGTCATACGTCATCAATCCGTTGTGATTAGAAGTATCCACCATATCGGTATTTGCTGCATTGACCTGTGATGGCAGGGCAAAAGAAATAGCCGCCAAGAAGGCGACTACCAAGGTGATGAGTTTAGTTTTAAATTTCATGGTGCCCTCCTTATTGCTGTGGAGCAACAGATACCGGTGCTGATTCAACCGGTGCTGCCGAAGATGCCGGAGCAATAGCTAGAGCCGCAGAACTAGCAGCTTTTGAAGCTGACTGATCAGTCGCTTTGTCCACTTGCAGTGCCTTAATCTGGTCCTCTAAGGCCTTGATCTTAGCCGCCTTGGTGGTAATGAGTGCCGGGTAAGCTAACGCCTGCTGGCTGTCACTCACCCCTTGGGTGGTTGGATCAACGGCTACCCCGATGATGGTCAACAGCGCAAATACTGCATTGACCACTGCAGTGAGCTCCTTACCCAAACTAGCAAAATCCCAGTTGTACCCGAAGACTGCCGCTACCGTTTGAACCACCAACAAAGAAGCTGGCACCAAGGCCAGCCAAAATTTGACGCTCAATACTCGTACTTTCCAATTAATCTTCATGGTTATCTTCTCCTTTAATGCCTACATGGTCTTCTAATCGAGTGATTCTAACCGAATGGCTACCGAGCTCGTCATCGTGTGTCCTCAGATGTTGTCCCAAGTCTGCCAGCGACTGTTCGTGCAGCTTGAGCTGGCGATTAATTGTCTCTGAAAGCACTTGAATATCTGAGCGCAATGGATCTAAGGCAATCTTTTTGAACAGCCAGCTGCCCGCGCTCACACCCACCCCGATGATTGATATGAACTCCGTCCATTCACCAATCGTGTATCCAAAAAATATCACTTTCTCACTTCCTCCATAAGGATGTAACGGCTAGTTATAGTTGACTCAATTTCCCGATGTTTTGCTGCTATCTGTGCCCTCTTTTTCAGAAGCCAAAGAATCCTCTGTGTCATAAAGCAATTGCTGAAATTCGGCAATGTCAGCTCGAACTTCTTTCTTGTTCGCGTCATAGAGTGTCTGGTTCTGAATTGACTGATTGACCGTATTGGCTCCATTTCCTTCTTGGTCAAGTGTTGCGTTCAAATAAGCGACCTGAACATCACCAATGGTGGATTTACCTGTGAGACTGATGCTCTTGTTAGTTTTCAATGCCATGATTATTTCTCTCCTTTTTCGAATGCTTCATACAACGCTAAATATGCATCAAGATCGGACCCGCCAATTTCGGTCTCATCAACGTAGTCACTGATGATTCGCTGAACATCGTCAATATGATTCACATAGGTACCACCTTCGATTTCGGCCTCCTGCTCAAGCCATTCACCATGAACCTTGTTGTACTCACGAGCTAGGTCGGGATCCAGTTGAATATTACCGTTCGAATCTGTTTTTGATCCTCCGTTCTCGTCTTTAAGAGCATACTGAGCGACTAAGGCTTGTTCATCCTCACCAGCAGATTTCAAAGTTTGCTTTAACAATTTGATGAACTTGGCAAGCGCTAGAGCATCCTTGCCCTTAACTTTGATTCGCTCAACAAATCTGTATACTTTAGCAATATTTGTATTTTCAAGTGTGATTTTCATGTTTTCCTCCCAAATTAAAAGCGCCAGCCTATGCCGTCGCTTTGAGTTCATCTATTTCGTTTTTCATTTGAGCCAGCAGCGGCAAGAGTGCTGCCGCAATCCGGTCATATTGAATTCCTTCGAGTTCACCATCAACACCACGAACAACCAAGTCTTCAAGACCCACAGCCGCCAAGTCTTCAGCAATCAAACCGAAGTTACTTTGCGGACGTTCATTCTGTTCGCCTGCCGCAAAACGTTGCATGGCGGCTTTGTCCAGCCAGTGAGCCGTCGGTAACGTCAGCAGCCGCTCAGCCAGCTCGGTTGAACGATCACGCTTAATGTTGGCCTTATACTTGCTGGCAGACGTGCTGCGGACGAGAGCACCATCAGAAGCAACAAATACGTTTGGAGATGATGAAGTCGTCTTTTCGTAGACCGGGCGTATATGCACGTATTCTGCATTAATAACAATTCGGGTTTTTGGCCCTTGATTATACGTAGGCATGTTCGTCCCAACGTATATGCCGGTCTGAGATGAAAATCCATTGACTTCATATTCGTCTCCACCATCAATTTGCACCAGTGTTCCTCGTCCGTTTAGGTAAAACCAGCCCGTGTCGCTCATCATGAGTGACGGCGGAGCCGCTATCACGGTCGATGGCCAATTATCCTTGTGAATGCCGAGTGTTAGCACATGCTTACCTTCGATTAAAAGGCCTTGTCCAACAATAGCTTGGTTAAATCCGATTTTACCGTAGTCAGGCACGGCTCCATCACCACCGCCCATCAATGACGCCCACATACTTGACGTCGACAGATATAACTCTCCTTGTGTGAACAGCATCCCTTTAACGCCATCGCCCTGAGCAAACGTTCCATTGTCAATATTAATGTTTAACAACCCATTAGTTGACTTAATTGATCCCTTCTGAAATAGAACCTCACCAGTATTCAGATTGATGGCCAAGTTAGCGCCAGAAATCGTGCCAGTCACAATAGCCGAGGCGTTCAGGTTGATCACGTTGAGGTTGGCAGCGTTCAGCGTACCTGTGGTGATCTTGTCCGCAGACAAACTTGCGATCGCTGCTGAGGGAATGAATGCATTGCCTGTAAAGACCACTGTTGGTGCATCTAGAACAAGCTTGCCGCTTTGAATCAGAGTGCGGTTGGCTTCCAGATTGATCTGACTAAGCACATCGCCTTTTGAGACACGTAGGTTGATCGCGTCTTGTAGCTGGGTGATTTGAGAACTTCCTGCGTTGCGAGTAATGCGCACGCCTAGTACGAGTGCAAAGCCAAGATCAGATCCTGCGGTTCCCGAAACTTGAATCCAAGGAATTGCGGACCGACCCTTGCCCGGAATTGTGACATTTCCGCTGATGTGTATTGGGCCATGGTTGGTATCCATTGATGCTGCGGAAACCCATGCACGACTGCCATCACCCATTGTGATTTGCAAACCAATTGAAACGGGATACTTCGTGTTATACGTATTTACCCAAGCATCAATGTAATATACTTCGTTAGAACTAACTGTGAAGTCGTTACCATTCTCGATGTTGTCGCGAGCGCTAAGCTTCAAGTAGTTTTTGTGTCCGGTAACTGTGATGGTAGCGTCAGTTGTAAATATTGAGCCTGCCCATCCTCCCACCTTGCTATCATCAAACCACGCTTTTCTGACAATATTGTCACGGCTCTCAATGATGGTTGTGATTTGATCAGATAATTGCGTTTGCTGTGATTGCAAACCGCCAAGCTGATCGGTGGTAGTATTTTGAAATCCTTTGAGCGTTTGAAGCGACACTGTGGTGCTTGCTTTGAAATCAGTCATGGTTGTGGTCAAGCCATCAACCGTTAGCTTGAGTTCTGCTGCCTTCATATCCGTATATGTCGCGGAGTCCTCAGGCGCAGCTGCCCAGCCATAGGATACCGGCCCAACAGTGACAGCAACTTCGGTGACATACACATTGATGAGATTGCCAGCTTTTGGTGCGTAGATCATGAATCGAATATGGTCAACGTCAGTATCGGCAGTGTATTGCATCGAATATCGCTTGTACACATTTTTGGAAGCATCTGTCTGTGAAAAGATGTTCCATTCCTGACTCAAAATTGACTCATCTTCTCCCAGATAATGCAAACCAACGCTAACGCTTCCAGCTGACACATCGCCATCAAAAGATAACAGCATTCCCACAGTTACTTGCTCGCCTTTTGCGAGTTTAATTGGCAAAGTCTGTACATATCCTTGATATAGTGCCGTTGGGGTTCCGTAAAGATGTAGACCAACTTTGCCTTTGTTAACGAGCGAATGATCGTGAGCATAATACAAGCCCTTTAGTTGGCGAATCCAGTGAGAGTCCGATACATCATCAAAACGTGAGTTTTGAACATAGTTGCGACCCTGTGAGATTCCAATGCCGTCATATTTCGATTGCATCGTCGAAAGTTTTGCCGACCATTCACCAGCAGTTGCTGTGATCTGACCCTGCGTCCATGACTGTGTTGCATATGGCGTCAACAGACCCGTCACATCATTCTTGGTCATCGTCAAAGACAACCGGTCATTTGCAACCTTGAGATCAGCACTCAGTTGGTTGACTGACCCATTGATGGTGTTAACGACACTTTGATCGGCTTTAAGTTGCAATCCATCTGCAGTCTGTTGAGCCAGCGTTTGCGCTGCGGTGACTTCGCCCGATAACTTGTTTATGTCCGTCTTGGTCGCCAATGTTGCAATCGTTCCTGCTAGATCATCGGTTTTAGTGACCAATGTAGCCACTGTTGTCTTCTGATCTGTCGCAGTCTCTAAGGCAGAATTTGCGGTCGCCAAGGCGGTTTTCGCATCAGATGCTGCTGACACTGCTTGCGTTGCAAGAGCATTAGCTGAGTCGGCTGCACTTTTAGCCGCCTGTGCAGTCTGATTGCTCATTGAAGCCAACTGTGTGCTGCTGTTTGCTTTGGCCACAGCATCATTGGCAGCTTGTTCGGCAGCGGCAGCATCCGCAATTGCGGCGTCAACCTTCCTCTGAACCTCGGTGCCAAAAGCGTCACCGGTTTCGGCATTCCATTGGCCATCATGAAAGAGCCACATAATTGTCCCGTTGGCAGTCGTTTGATAGTATACGTCACCGGTTTTGCCAGCAATATTCAGATCAACCGGCGATTGATCTCCCCAGCCTGTTGAATTCATGCCATTTGCTGCCTTCGCAATCACAACCTTATCAACTAACTCGATCTGTGACTTGATCTCGTTGACTTGGCTACTGAGATTGCTATATGCAACGTCTGGCCGCGATGTACTGTCATACGTCTGTGTTAGATAGCTATGGTTTGACGGCTGCCAGGTATATCCAGTCAAACGCGCTCTCACATCAATGCCATCAAGCTTGTGCGTGATGGTGACCGTATCGCCTGGCAACACAGTGGTAGTGATGCTTAGATCCTTGTACTCTTCAGTATTCTCAAGCAATGCCACATTCAACTTGTACGTCCACTGGGCCTCATCAATATGACTTTCGGAGAACTCTTTCGCAGCGGCAGCACGAAGTAACTCGTACGCTTCTTGAACCGGAACAGCACCTTCTTGATCACCCGTCGCCTGTGTCTCGTCAATGGCCTTGATGTCCTGATAGGTCTTGGTGCCAATCTTCGGCTTACGATAATTGCCTAGCTTGGGGCTGTCAACATACAACTCAGGTAGTAAAAGACCATTGTAGCCTTCTGGCAGCAATCGCGTAATGATGCCACTACTGTCCTTGGTCGCTTCGTATCCGGTCAGGTTGTGTGCATATTCAAAATGAACACCGCAATCTTTGCCTAGACGTGGGTTGGCGCTGAAGCTAAAGTCCTGCCAATCGAATTCACCACCCCAACGGTTAAGAAACGTGTTGTCATCAGTTCCCATCAGCGCATTGATGATCGACATGCGGACAAGCCGCGCATTGGTTACATTTCCGATTGTTGACAGAACTTTAAAGCCGGTTGGATAGTTGGCAGCGCGCATGATCTGATCAAGTGCGCCTTGACCATCTTTGTCGACAATGTTGGTGTCGGCGATGAAATCATCGTTAAGATCCCAGAACACGTGATAAGCGGTGATGCTAAGATGACCCATAGACTTGATCACTTGCGCGATGCGAAAAGCAGCCTTGCCTCTCGGAACTGGCACGCGCACGATATTTTCAGCCACGAGGTCTCCAGCATGTTCGCTAAACATCGGATAATCGAACGTCAAGGTGAACTTCGCGTTGAGCTGCCAAGTGACGATATCATTGCTGATGTCGTCCAAAGAATAGCCGTGGTGACTGAAATCAGTCTGGTCACGCGGATAGAGTTCAATATCGGTACTCATACATAACACCACCTAGGTTGCATTGTGATACTTGTGACGCCGGTCAAAATGACATGATTGACACCTGGCACAAAGAGCGGCCAATCACCCGCTGTCGAGGTTGTGATGTCCTTGTCAGCCATGGTCGCCGTGTGTTTAGCACAGTCGAGAGTGACAGGCGCTGTCAGGCTGTCGATTGAGAACTGGTTCGTGTTCACGGAGATCTTTACTGTTCCGGACCCTGACACGGTGAGCAACGGTTCCGCTGCCACGTTACCGGGGTTCACGATGTCAAAGTTGGCCGTGAACGTCTTTGGATCAGTCACCTGATACTCAAGCGGATTCAAAGTGAAGCTGGGCTTGTAGGAGCCACTGACCTCCACATCGTCTACCGAAAACTCGCCGATCGTGACTGACTTGATGAGCCGATAGAAATCGGGGTCATCACTCAACATTAGCTTCGACGCGGATTGCAGTAACTGCCGTGTCTTCCGCCATGACTGGTTGAGCGTCTTGAAGTCCACGAGTTGAAGCTCTGGCGACCAGGTGATATCTTTCCAGCCACGCTTCTCAGTCAGCGAGCCACTCAAGCGGCCAGGCACGTCTGTGAACTGCACATCGCGCTGAGCTGCGGGAATGTTTGGCTTCTTGGTGACCAACGTCCCCGGCACAGACTTGGCCAGAGATTGACCGTCCAGAATTAATTCAACCATCTGTTATCAAAGCCTCCTTCCATAGCTAAAGTTTTGAGTTGCATCCTGCTGTTTCAAGTAGTCCGAGGTGTATGGACCGGTGATAGTCGCAAACGTGCGGCCATCCACCTGCAGCGTAATTGGTCCCTGGGATGGCATATGAGCCGCAATAGCTGCACCCATCTTATTCCACGTATCATCGTTCAGTGGAATAACGCCCTCCGGCCCAGCTTCACCACCAACCTGTGCCCGGCCATTGTTATTGGCAAACATAGTCGGCTGCGTCATAATGCCACCTTGCGCGTACCAGTCAATACCCAAATGAGGGATAGATCCATGCAAAAGATCACCAACAGACCAACCACTGGGTTGGATGCTGAAATGCGGCATTGGAATATGTGGCCAGTGGATACTGAAGTTGAAGAAACCTCGAATGGCATCAATCGCTCCTCGAACGATATCTTTTGCAGTATTGATTGGCCCAGAGATTGCATTTTTGATACTGTTCCAGACGTTAGATGTCACAGAACTAACCGCATTCCAAGCACTTGAAACAGCATTTCTAATACTTCCGACAACATTTGAGATAGTCGATTTAATGCTGTTCCACACATTTGATACTGCACTTTTAACACTATTGAAAATGTTTGAAGTAGTCGAACTAACTGCGTTCCATGCATTAGATACAACTGACTTGACTGCATTAACAACATTTGAAACGACATTCTTGATATTGTTCCAAATGCTTGAAATAACGCTTTTAACCTTGTTGAACACACTAGAGGTAACACTACTAATGGAATTCCACGCACTCCGGATCACATTACCTATGCTGGCCAGGATGGGCCCAAAGAATGATTTAATGCCATTCCAAACATTGGTGATAATACCCTTAATGAAATTCATTGCGGTCGTAATAATGGTCTTCCAGATATTGAGATACGTACCAATAATGACAGCAATAGCGGTAATCGCCACCGTAAAGATTACTTTGATTCCGTTCCAGAAAGCAGAAAAGAAGGACTTAATACCGTTCCAAATTGACTTAATGACATTTACAGCGGCTGTAAAAGCTGGCTTCAAAAAATTGGTAATGGCATTAATCGCAATCGTGAAAATTTGCTTGATACTTGTCCACATTCCAGAGAAGAAACTGGTAACGGTACTCCAAACACCCTTGAGCCAAGTGACAATCGCACCCCAGTTCTTGATAATCAAAACGACTGCGGTAATCGCGGCAATTACAGCCGCAATCACTCCGACAATCGGCAGGAGCGTGGCCATAAAAGCTCCCATGCCTGCAGCTCCTAGACCAGCCCCTGTACCGGCAGCGGTCGCACCAACACCGAGCATTGGCAGAACTGTTGCAACTGCCGTGATGACTGGTGCCATGACACCAAGTGCGACAGTAATCGCACCAAACGCAACAACTAGCGCTTTCACCGGCGCTGGTGCCTTATTGAATGCATCACTGACACCTTTAACAACTGGCAGAAGCCCTTTGATCACAGGCAATAGGGTCTCTTGAATTGTTCCACCAATCTTCCCCATAGTCTGTTCGTATTCTTTCTGAGCTTGTTTGGCCTTGTCAACTGGATCTAAGGTCTGCTGAAAAGATTTCGAGACGGTTCCACCAGTGTCTTGGGCTGATTTTTTTAAACCATCAAGTGAAACCAGGCCATCACGGATGGCCTGAGCCATCTGTGGACCTGATTTGGCGCCAAATGTTTGAATTGCAATGTTAAAAGCATCTTGGTCTGTCTTGGCATCTTTGATTCCCTTGAAAGATTGCGTCATGACATCGCTGAAAGATTTGTTCTCAGTTTTGGCGGCAGAGAATGCCTTCTGCATGCCCTTGAGCACTGTGGAAGAATCAATCCCCGATTTGCTCCAGGACGCCAGTAATGGAATTCCCTGCTGAAGACTAATATGCAATTGTTTGAAGGCTGGGTATGCCTTTGATGCATCTTCTTCAAGGTCGGCAACTGGTACACCTGTCCGCTGAGACGCTGCGGCAAAGGCATCAAGTACGCTAGGAATATCTTTAGCGCTGAGATTGAATCGTGACATGGAATCGTGTAATGCGTTGACCGCGTCAGTCCCAGACTGACCGGTGATCTGGCTGAACTTGGCAACGTCTTCGGATGTCTTTTCCAGCTGCGGACCGCTCAAATTGAATTGACTAGTAAGCCCTGCTATGGTATTCGACAAATCTATCGATTCCATCTGCGCACCAGACTCGGAGCGTTCAACTTTCTCAAATGACTCACCGAGCTTATCTGCAACGTCTCCAACAGCGCCAGTTTTGCTGGTCAGGTTATCAACAGCGTCATCAGTTTGTGTCCATGCTTCTTGCGCCTTTTGGTTAAAATTTTGTAGGCCCTGACCAGCAGATTGAAATCCATTTGCCACGGTCTGCAATCGTTCTGCCGCTGTATTCTTAGCAATCTCGTCAAGCTTGGAACTAGCATCCTGTGACTCCTTACCCAGTTTGTCCATCTGGTTTCCCAGATTTGCCACAGAGGTTTCGGCATCATTCAGCTTGACCTTCATTTGAGTGGCTTCGCTTGAGTTATCCCCGTACGCGGTGACCGTTTCCTTCAATTGTTGCTTCAAGTTATCAACTTTTTGCCGGGACAAGTCCATTTGTTCTGACAGTTGCCGTTGGGCGGCAGCTGTCTTCTGCGACTCGGAAGCATTATCACCTAGTTGGGCATTTTCCAGTTTCGCCGATGAAGACGCGAGCTTAAGCTTAGAATCAAGTTCGCCCTCTTCCTGCTTCAGGTTGCTGATATGATCTTTGGCATCGTTAGCTTTGGAGCCTTGCTCACTGAGTTGACTGTTAACTTGATCAAGAGCACCTTTCAGGTTGTTTTCAACCCGTTGTGCATCCGCAACCTTACCGACGAGCCGATCAAATGAAGATCCAGATGTTTCACCACGATCCTGCATCGTCTTCAATTGTTCAGACAGAATTTGCGTTCTTTTAGCAGCAGCTTCGGATTGAATTTGCAATTTCTGTTGTTCAGCAGCCAGTTTCTGAGTCGAACTAGCATTTTCATCCATAGACGATATCTGGGCTCGATATTCCTTTGCGGCCGTATTCATAACGGCGTTGATGTCTTTTACTGTGTTAGCAAACTGTACTTGACCATTCATCTTGAAATCAAGAACAACGTTTTGAGTTTCGTCAGCCATTATTTTCCTCCTTTCTTAATTAGTTAAAAAATGGAATATCGTCCAGTGTGACCTGTTTCCGAATGGACTTAGGTTTCTCTTTGTAGATGCCATCAGGATTATTAATTTCTATATAGATTAGATATTGTTTAAGCCACAGATTCGGCGTTAATTTCATGAATTCTTGAAGCGAGTATCCCATCAGCGCTTTCGCCACATACAAATAAAAGGCCCAGGGGTAATCGTTATCCTCCTGGGCCTCATCTTCCTGTTGTGGCGACTTTATTTTTTTATGTCACTTAGTTGGAAGTTCTGCTCATTTAGAATATCCATTGCCTCTTGAATAACACTAGGAATTTCCGAAAAGGGAATAGCACGGTTCATCTCATCAAAGGTAGTTTCCGTACCTCCACCGACAAGTAAGCCGTAAACAAGCGCCCAAATGAGTTTCATGGTTTTCTGATCGCGATGAATCACTTTCCGTTTGAGCATAAGATTCAAATCCTTCTCGAATGTTTTGTAGCCTTGCCCATATGCGGATTCAATGGCATCAATTGATGCAAAAGTGAACGCTGCAGGTACCTTAGCACCTTGAATCGTGATGAAATGATTTTCTCGGAGTCTAACTAGATCAGAGAGCTTCGCCATATTTCTTTGTCCTCCTAATTAGCAATAATCGTTAATTCCCCGCCTGGTTTGGCAATCGTCTTAACTGCTTGCGGGGTTATGGTTTTGGGGTCGCTTTTTCTTGTGCGATCGTTTCAAGCTGTTCTGGAGAAAAAATAACCTGCTTGAAAAAATCGTCAACAGTCAGGTCAGCACTGTCTCGGGCTGAATTATAGCGTGCGTAATAAATACTCGAATTACGCAAACCACCTGCGTTGTACACGATGTCAGGGTTGACTTCCTTGAATGACTCTTCAGAAGTTGCATGGGTTTCATTAACAGCAGGGTTAAGCGTACAAGACGTCAACCAAATGCCATCATGCTGTCCATTGGCCAACCATGTGTCAAAACCAATTGCAAACTCTGGCATTGATTGTGCAAGCGTGGATCCAAACTCGACCCCATGTTTCGCTGCGATGCCTTTCATTGCATCTAGAACTGCAATTGGCATCCCGATGTGGGTGTGTGTCACTTCAATACTGGTTTCTTGCGTGATTGTCCCGAACTTTTTACCGCTGGCATAAATATCGTTCGACTTTCCGTTCCCTTTGAAGGCAATCTTTTTGATGTTCGGGATCCGGATAACACTTGTATCGAAGACCGGATCAGTAGATGCCGTCTCATTTTGCGTTTTCATAGCGAAAAACATATCGCCAATAGTGAGCTCTAGCTCAATATCGTTTGCTCTGCTTGGTGTATCAGGCATAGCGATTCCTCCTATTTTTTCAATGCATCCATGACCGGTTTGACCATAGTCTGCATAATTGTATTTTTGTTGGCAGCAAAGGTGTTGTGAACATAATTGCGTGCCCTGATTCCTTGATGGTTCTTGGGACTTGTTCCATGCTCCAGAAAGAGCCACCAAAATGCATTTCCAAACGTCACTTGGATGTGATCACCCTTGTCAACAACCTGTAACTTATCTCTTAACGTCCCATAGGTTTGTGCGAGCGGAGCATTGGGTTCACTTGGCAACTCGGGCCGGAGCTTGTCAGCAAATTGACTTGCTGCGGCAACAAGCCCTTCTTTCGACACTGAATCGTCTACTTTGAGACCACTGAGATACTTGGCCATCGTTTCAAAACCGTTGTTATTGACCATCTGCAATCACTTCGATGTACGTGTATAAATCCGTGATAGTTTCATCATTTTCATCGCCCGGAATCCCTCTGAATGATTGGAATGGAACATCATCAAATGTCTTGATGAACGGCAGTAACTCGTCTTCAACGCCCTTGGTGTACAAAGACACCTGATACTCGTTCACGATCAGTCGTGTGCCCGTGCTGGCCACCACGCGCTGAGTGTTTGTGTAGGTGTATATCCAGTACGGATACTTGGCAGTTCGTGGCGCAACATCTCGATAGACCGCACCTAGCTGCTTGAGTCTGGCCAGAAACTCGTCAAATGTGATCAACATAGTCCAGACTCAACTCCATTCTTTGATTGTCGGGCGTCTCGTAGATTCGTGTGATTTTGTAATCAGTCCCTCGGATCCGGACACGATTCCCACCCTGAGTAATCGACATATCCCGACGAATCAAAATGCGCAAGACGACATCCTGCTTGTTCTGCTGCGCGAGATATTTTTCAGTTGAGGTGATCCCAATATCGGCGTAATACAAGACCCGTTTATCTTCCCACATTTGCTTTGGACGATCGTGCGCGTCAACGCCATCCTTAAGTTCCAACAGTGTGGCCATCCACCTGAGTTGGTTCGTTAGATTGACTATCTGGGTCATCTGTTCTCACCTCCAAGTAGAAGATTGGCTCCAAGGCTTCAAGAGCCGCTGCTAGATCGTCACCTGCAGATCGATTGTCATTCATCACGGTAGCAACCATAAGCTGCAAGTATTTCACCCTATGGCCAACTTTACGCTGGACATACTTATCAGCTGCGTTCAGATAGAATTGCAACATGGAAGGGTCCATGTCATCTTCCAATCGGATGTGTTGTTTTAAGAGATCTAACAAGGTCGGTTCTTCTTCAGATTTCTCGCCAGCCATCTTTGATCACCGCCTATCCTTGATTAGGTGGCGTTGTTGGCACAGTTGCGCCAGGTGCATCAACCGGATCACTGGCCACTGAAGACAGTGTCTTGGTGTTGTCTGTATCGAAAACAACCTGAAAGTCACCATCTTTGACGACTGTCCCATCAGCCAAGCCGGTAACGTCAACTTCATTAGTGCCCTTATTGCCGACAGCAACCACCTTGCCTTTTTGGAGTGCCTTTAAGAATTCGGCGCTCCGATCTGGTGTATCAGCCATGTTCTAGCTCCTTTCTACTTTGCTGTTAACTTAACCCCGCCCTTGATTCCTTCAGACTTAACTGATTGCGGGGCTACGCTTTTGGGACTGCTGTGAGCAATGCTGCCCCCTTGGTTGTTAAAAGACCTGCGTCAGCAATTGCATAGGCACCATAGTCAGTGGAACGGCCCTTGACGTGGTCTTCTGTTGCCACTGTAAGTGCCTGGTTAATGTTGACAACGACTGTATCTGTCACATCCGCAATCAGGACGTCCCCATCATTGACACCAGCATCTGGTTTCACAACTAAACCAAGAATGCTACCAACGCCTCCATTTATTGGGCTAGCAATAAACAACGGACGACCTTGACCATCAACGATGTTTGCCAATTGATTCCAAATGGTTTTGCTATTTGCATAAACTGCCGCCTTGCCAGCAAAACTAGAGTGGATCTTGGCCATGGTGCTAGTAATATCCTTATATGCAATTTGATCCTTATAGGTGACCACTTGTGGCGTACCTTCTTCGGCCTTCAATGCAGTCTCAATACCTAACGGTGAATGTTCACCATCGCCTTGATGAATCGCAACACCAAGTGCAACACCCAGGCGATCCCCAAGCTCTTGAGTCAAGAAACTAATAAAGTCCTCTTCGGACATGCTCTTCATCTTCCAGGACACGGTAGCGACTTTATTCAGCTCGTAACCTTTAAGCACCAATTGACTGAATTTATTTTGCTCATCATCAGCCTGCGCGTTTTCGTCAACCCACTGAGCATCACCAGAAACAATGCCATCGTGCTTGTTGATGGTCAGCGTGCCAGAAACGTTGAATTTCTTGGCATCAGCGAAGGCTGGATATTGTTCTTCGGCGATCTTCCAGATGCCAGCCGCCACAGTGTTAGGAATTAAGGTCGGAGTGTTCCCCGTTTGGTGAGAAAATGGCGTGCCTTCATTAAGGCGCACGTTTTCCTTATCGAATACAGACTGTTCTGCAGCATTGAGAGTGTGGCCAAGCAAGGACTTGGCCCAAACATGCGCATATTCTGGTTGTGTCTTGGCAGCCGTATTCAGTTTGGTGCCTTCAAGAGACTTTCCAACACCAACAATGTTGCTGGCTGGTGCTACCTGAGCCAAGGTGATTGGAGCGTGGTCATCTAGGGCTGCCAAGTTGGCTTGGTCTTTCGTTTGCTGATCCCACTTTGCGTCCAAATCCTTCACGGACTTCATTGCCTTGTTGGCATCCTCAGACTTGCCCTTATCGATTGCGGTTCGAGCATTGTTCATCAGGGCTTCGCGTTGCTTCAAGTATTCTTCTTTGTTCATGAGGTTATTCCCCTTTCAAATTTAAGAGATTGTATTCTGCATTCAAAAGCGCCATCTGATCATCATCAGACGGCGCTCTTTTTGGTGCTGTTGTGTTTCGGAGGTGTTTCATTTGGTTCAACGTGGTAAGACTTGGAATCTTATTCAGGCTAGCAGTCATGACCATTTTTCCTGGCTTCTCCGCATTGTCAAACATCATCTTGTCAGCAAAACCTTTTTCAATGGCAGTCTGCGGATCCAGCCAGTAAGTCGAGTCCATCAAGTCAAGGATTTCTGTTTGAGATAGACCCGTCTTGGCCATATAGGCGTTAGCCATTGCTGTGTTTGACTTCTTCAACAAATCGGCAGCATTCTCCATGTCATGATAGTCACCCATCTGTCCACCGGAGACATTGTGGATCATCATCATCCCTGCAGGTGACATGGCTACGACATCACCCGCCATCGCGATCAAAGATGCAGCGGAATATGCCACACCCACAACGTTCACATTGACCGGCCCTTTATAAGCACGAAGCATGGTGTAAATTTCAGAGCCAGCATCGACAATTCCTCCACCTGAATTGATCTCAACGGATAAGTCGTCGCCATTAGCCTTGTTAATTAGATCAGAGACGCTTTTAGGTGAAGCATAGTCATCGCCAAATAGATCGTAAAGCCAGCCGTAATCATTGGTGACAATGTCACCCTTGATCGGTACCACTGTCGTCATTATCATCACCTCCTTCCGTTGGATCAGGGGCGCCGTCGCTACCAGTTGCTGAAGGTACTGTCCCTGTATCCTTTCGGAGTAACATCTTGTCGCCATCCGGAACTGGTGACAGATTAAAGAATCCACGTAATTCATTCGGAGTCATCACAGCACGGTCAACCAGTTGGACGAGTGACAGTTTGGTTTGCATGCTTGCATAGCTCAAATCGCTTGATTCAAACACAATTGAATTACCAAACGAACGTTGCCGTCGGTTGAACAAGCGGCTCGTCCATTGCTCAGACATCTGCCTAATGACTGGCTCAACCTGACTTTCGTAGTAACTAATCCACTGGTTTTCAGTGTAGCTACTTTGGACGATGGCCTTGTTGGTATGGAAAATTGAGTAGATTCGATCCACAGTCGCATCCATTTGCTTAGCATTTGGCACAAAATCAGTGGGCTGTAATTGGGTTGCATTGGTCTTAGCATCAACACCAGCTGCACCGATTGAATCCTGATCTTTTTGTGTCTGCAGGTACGATGCAACAAAAGCTTTCGTATTCTTCTCGATATCTTCCGGGCGCATGGCAGTATTGAATTTCAACAGCCAGCGAACAGCGGCTGAATTCTTGATGGCAGATACAATACCTTGGTCAGTGGTCGTAACAATCTCCATGAGTGGTGCCAACGTCGGGCCATTCGATTCGCCAAAGATTTCGTCCTTGTTGAAATCTTTGCGCAGGTGAATCACCTGCGAATATGGAAATGTGTAGGTCTGTGCATTCGGCATGTAGAACTTGAGATAGAGGTTGCCTTGATTGTCTTGAATGGCTTCGACACTGTTAGCCACGATTGGCCAGATTGCTGTTGGCATTCCGTTGGGATCATTCTGGACAAAGGCAAAAGCGTTGTTATTCAGTTCAAGCTGCGTGATCATCTTTTCTTGCAGCATCTGGCCGCTCATTAACGGGTTCGGGTCTGATAACAAGAACTGGATATAAACGTCTGGATTGACTGCGATGCTGTCACCGGCACCGGACCGAATGTGCTTGGCCACTGCTTTGCCGATCGTGGTTGCTTTGACCTCAATGGCTGACCTAATGATGTCAGATTCATAGACCTTGCCATTCCAACCAAAAAAGCCGTTACCGTAGTTGGTAACAAGCTTGTATTCCGGTGTGACTGTGACGCCACTATTTTTTCTATGAAAAAGATTGTTCCAAAATGCCAAATAATCACCTCCTTACGGTTAAATCAGCGTCTGATATTCTTCTTGATTATTCTCAAAAACAACATAAGCATCGAGTAAAGAAGCCATCCCATCAATTCGCTTGCGCTTGTTTTTTCCCTTGTCAGGTTGGATATTTCCATTTCTGTCAGTCACAATCGTCGTGTTAGACAGACACCATTTCAAGATTGGATTGTTGTTATAGACAATTCGCTTTGAACGAAGATCTGCACCAAGTGAATGCATGGGACTTGATAACGTCTTCACCCCTTGCGGAATTGCATCAAAAGTCTTTTCACCATATCGGAATTCAAGATCCTTGACGAAGTATGTGGCTGACCAGGCGTCATAACCGCCTTTGAACAGGTAAATGTCATATTCTTGTTCAAGCTCCTCAAACCAGTCCATGATGTCGCGATAATAGACTTTATTACCTTGGCTCGTCCTCAACAATCCTTGATCGCGCCACGTGGCATAAGGAATGTTGTCCTCCTGTGCGCGCTGCTCAAGAGTGTCTTCCGGCAGCCAGTACATTTGCTTAACGTAGATGTGATCATCATTAGGTATCTGGAAGATGACCGTTGCACAAGTCAAGTCAGTCGTCTGCGATAAGTCAGCGCCAGCAATGCCATATCGCGGCTTGAGTTTGAGTGTATCAAACGTGGCCTCGTTATTCAGTTCATCAAAGGTCAGCCACGACTCAGTCGCTGTCTCACGGATATTAAAATCCTTGCAGACTAGGTTTTTAACCAGTCGGTGATTTGCCTTGGCTTTTTCGACACGTTCAGCCAGTGTGGTCTTGTTTTTGATCGTGCCAAGTCCAGGGTTTGCCTTGACCCAGCATTTCTCATCACGCCATTCCGCGCGTTTATCGAGCTCGTAGATGAAGAATAATGACCGTTCATCCCTGTAACCTTCGGGTTGATCATATCCTGCAATCGTCATCTCTGCGTCGTCGTAGATCTGATCATAAATATCTTCACGGATCGTGCCAGCGGTGGATGTGATAAAAATCAGTGGTTGATCTCGTGCAGTGATCCCATCGGCCATGATGTTGTAAAGTGGCTCACCGTTCTTCCACTGGTGAATTTCATCCATCAGAATGCAAGAAGAGTTGAGGCCGTCAAGCGTATCGCTGTCAGATGACAGAGGCTTGAAGACACCGTCGTTGTAATCTTCTGAAGACAGATCAGCCACATGCGTTTTGATTCGCTTAGCCAAAGCCGGAGATTTTCTGACCATGCGCTTGGCTTCATTCCAAATGATCTTCGCCTGATCCTTCTTCGTAGCCACTGCGTACACTTCAGGCCCAGCCTCACCATCGGCAATCTGCATGTACAACCCAACAGCGGAACCGAGCAGCGACTTCCCGTTTTTCTTACCAACAATCAGAACAACCCGCTGATACTTTCGGAAACCCGCACCATCAACGAATCCAAAAGACGCTGCCAACAGTGCTTTCTCCCAAAGTTCTAGGACAATGTGCTTCCCGCCTGCTGGTCCCTTGCTGTGACGACAATAGTTCTCGATAAATTCAAGCACGTGATTACCACGACGATTTGAGTAGTACCATTCGCTATTGTCATTGAGCATGTCAGCGATGAGTTTTTTGTACGTGCGATAGATTTTCTTGCCGACAACTTGATCACCACCATTCTGCACAAACGATTGCCAGTATTGAGTAATTGGATCGTAATCAGCTGAATAACTGACATGTCGATCGACACGAACCTTGATCTTAATGTCAGCCATTGCTATTCGCCTCGTTCCTCAACAAAGTCATCAAAGCCATCGCTCTCTTTGTTGGGATCGGCGGGCATGATTGCGGATTCTCTCGGTAGCAAACTGAGTAACTTATCCATCGCGGCAGTGTACCGATTGATCATCGTGTTGTAAGATTTCTGGGCGGGATTCTCAACACGCATCGTTTGCTTCCCATTGTGCATGAGAATCGTCGGCCCTTTAGATTTGACTTCATCTTCCAAGATTTGCAGCGTGATGGTCATGAATGCACATCTTTGGATCAAGTTATCGGCCGCTGCCAATTTTTCCGATGAGATACCAGATAACGTTTGACGCAACCGCTCATATTCGAGCTGAATAGCCACATCTTGCTTTTCAATCGACATTTTCCGGCTCAATTTCGTCATCCCCTTAAATTTGTTATCCCCCCCTCATACGAAAAAACAACCTGCGTATTATTCGTGTGTTGCATGCCGTTCCTTTTTAAACAGCTTCTTATGGCTTCGCAGGGGGGACCGACTAGCTGGTACTAACTGACCTTGAGCATCAAACATAACGTCAGAACGAACAGCAGCCGTCTTCTCAAAGTGTTCTTCTTGGTGACAATCGAAGCAAAGATACTCTAGGTTGTCCCAGTTAAGCGTGACGCTTGGGTCATTGATGTTGTCTGCTGTGATGTAGTGCTTGTGATGGACGATGTAGCCGGGCTTGATGATACCTCGCTTCAAGCATCGCTCACACAATCCACCGACACTGGCAATGTAGGCGGCACGCGTCTTCTTCCACTCTTTACTGTGATAGAACGGTTCACTGACTTCTCTCGGAACCATGGCCATCTTGCCAACCTCCTTGTTTGGATCATTGCATTGCCACCGAAAATCACTTACTGTTTATTCATTGCATTTACTCACCTTCTTGTTAAACTTAATGCTAAGTAGTATTTAACTAAACCATTCGTTTGATGAAAGGAGTAGACTATGAAAGATTGGGACTGGGACGGAGAGCACGAAATTTTTAAACGACTAGTTACCGAAATATCTTTAGGAAGTGCACAAATACACACAGATCACAAATCGTCAAAGTGGTTAAAAAACTGTATTCTCCATGGCAACTGGGAGTTTGCATCTGATAACGGCGATGGTCACTTGACCCCAGACATCGTTTCAAAAAAGTATTCCATAATGATTGATGTTATGCGTGTTAATGATCAGGAAAAGAAAAAAGGTAAAAACGCAACGTATGCTCGTGCTGCAAAAATAAAACCAGAAATACAGCGATTCCAAGAACAACTTGGAATTAATGTACCCACTATAATTAACGCCGTCGATACATCCACACCAACAGACGAACATCACAATTACAAAAGACTTGTCAGGAACACAAAACGAGTGGTTCAGAATCATTTATCAAAGATACCTCAATACAAGAGCAATCATCCTGGCTTTAAAACAGCTTTTTTAATATTTAATGAGGCTAATGCGTACGTTGATGCTAAAGACTACTCAAAAAATTCATTGTTGGGACATATCGTTTTCCCATGGAATGACAAACGCTTAATGGAAAACTTTGTTGACTCAGACCTTGATTGGATTATATGGTACTCACCTTACACACACGTTCAAATTACTGATCCGAAGGACTTTGATAAAAGTAAATTCTTAAGTTCAACCATTGGAATAATCAATACAAGTAACATCCATCTAGCCTCACTTCTAACTCCAAACATAAAAAATATGAAAAGCACTGAAAGTTAATGCTCTCGTACATGTTGAAATACCACATTGAAGTGATAATGAATATGCCTTCCTTATGCTAGAAACCTAATTTTCAAATATTACTAAGAAAACGGGCCAGCATTTCTGCTGACCCATCTTGCTGCACTTTTGATGTTTCCATCATATTTCGAAATATCAAGAGATACCATGCAATCGATGCGTACACATGAATTTGGTATTCAGTAATCTAGCCTGTTCTCTAATTGACGCCGTTGCTCTTCCAACTCATCAATCCAGTTCAAGCGGCGATGCAGTTCCGCGTGCTTGGCCCTGATAGTCTCATATGAGTATCCTAACTTGTCTGCTATGTCTTCCAACGATATGCCTTGAACATATTTCATTTTCAGTATCTGGTTCTCGTAGCCGCTGAACGAATCAATCAGTTTCAGGAGATCATACTGCTCAGCCTTACATTCAGTCAGCTTGGTCTGCAGCTCTGGCACTTCCTCACCGACATGTGCAGCGCGAGAATCACTACCCGATACGTGGAGCCTGCTCAGATCACCCTCTGACCATCGATTGACTTCAGCGTTGGACTTTCGTATCTTCCATTCCAGATACCTGATCTCATCGTCCAGTTCAAGATAATCTTGAAGCCACTCGAACCGACTTTTGTGTTCACGACTCAACGGCCCCACCCCTTGTGATAGAATTAGTTTGTTAATGATTCAGGAATGGCTGCCATCGTGCGGCTATTTTTTTGCATTTTATTTCAATGCTTCCTCATCAATTGCTGCCTTTTTTTCTTTTAACTTGATACGTCTTTGACAAGAGCCTAGCCAACGCTATCCCACTACGAGTCACTCTCTTATCCGATGAGATCAGATGTTTATCATTCATAACTAAAAACTCTGCGTCTGTGACAAGTGCAAGATTGGTAATGCTGAAGTTCAACGAGTTACCATCCAAAAACACAGTTTTGTAACCTTTGGGAATTGGGCCATACGCCTCTTCCCAAACTCGTCTATGATTTGGCTTCCATTTTTTCTCAGCCTGTTTTACCACCACGATTGGTGCACGATTTGGTCGATCCTTCGAACGAGTTTCGTTCCTTTTAACCGTGCCAATCGCCATTCTTTTATGAAGGTCGTGATGTGAAGATGACCTTCTTGGATCTGCCTTGCCAAAATATTTTTGATATAAACCAGATTTAATGTTGTTTCTGATATTTAAAGCATGAACTTTCTGAACCGTTAACTGGATGCCCCAGTTTTCGTAAACCATATTCGCAATCTCTGCGGCCGTGTGACCAGGCACAAACTTTTTATAAGCCTTGAGCTGCTTGTCATCTAATAGCCTAGACATAACGCCAGCTCCTCACTCGCTGTGATTTGATGACGGAATTCAACCGATTGAGAGTTTGGTTGACTTTAAGAAGCTTATTCCGATGTTCTCTAACTGGATTCAGCTTGAAATCTAGCTCGCTATTATCGATGATTTCAGCAGCATAAACATGGTGCCGATGACCCCAGTTTCGAACCTGTCGTGAAGTCAAATTCATCTCAAACTCAAAGTTGATTTGCCTTGTTGCCTCAGCCCATGTTCGTCCAGGAATGATTTGCTTAGCTCTGTGTTCTTCTTCCAAAGTGAACAAAGCGTTTCGACGCCAATATTCAGTGTCGTACACCGTCAAGTGCTTTCCCATTTTCAGTCACCTCATTCATTTGCAACACTCGTGGCATTGTTGGATCAGCGGACTCATTATTCTGATAAGCAACCTGAGCACTTAGAATGGTTCGGGCATTTCCGATAATCTGCGTTGCAATTTTTGAAATCCCGTCAGCCCTTCGAAGTTCTTGCTCTAGTGGCTCACCCTCTAGAGTGTCATCATTTAATCGTTCCATCTCACTGAATAAGTGATTATTTAAGTCGTCCAAAGTATTGTGTGTTTTCATCATCGAACTTTCCCCGCTTTCTTTTGTTGAGTTTTGTCTGTAAACGCTGGAGTTCCATTTTCTCTAGTTGAGTAAAGAAATTCGTCAAGCCAGTTGGCCAGCGTTTTAACCTCTTCGCGATCCAAATAGATGCCTGCATATGCAATCTTGGACTTAGCAATGCTAAGAACATCGATCAGAACTTGATTGTCTTCTTCGTGAGCAAGGGTCATCCAATCGCTGCTTTGTTCTTTCTCATCGCGTTTCGTTATTCGAAGATCGCTCATGACATGCCTTCCTTTCGCTGATCAACGATACCTTTAACACCAAAGCTATTACCCTGAGCATGCTTGGCCATGCGGGACAAAGTTCGCTCGCCATATCTTTTCTTGAGGTCTTGCCCATGCAAGTTAGTAGTGACAATCGTTGATTTGTTTTCCCGGTTTCTAAAAACCTCATCCGCTGTCTGAAGATCAAAGTTACTACCACGCTCAGAGCCGAGGTCATCGATTACAACGACATCTGCTTTGCCTATTTCGCGCATGATCTTCTCATTTTTCAGCCGTATATCTTGAGCGTTGTCACTCATGCCAGACTTGAGCTGTTGCATGAGTGCATTCCAATCAATGAACAGACAGTTCTTGCGATAACTGGTCTTCTTGCGCACATCCATCAAGATTCCATTAGCAATATGTGACTTCCCAACGCCGGTATCACCGACGATCAATCCGTGTATAACATCACCACGAGCAATTCTATTTGCCAATCCGACTGCGAAAAGTTTCAGTTGCTGCTGACCGATACTGTCGGTTCTAAAGTTGCTGAAATCCTCGCCCATGACATCAACGCTGCTGAAGACCGAGTATGCCAAGTAATAACTGCGAGTTCGTGATTTCCGCGCTTTTCTCTCAAGATCTGGTTTTTGCTTCTTGGGTTCCGTTGGCGGCTGTTTATAACCACAGTACATACATGCTCCAGCCATTTTCTTACCGGTAACACGACTTAATGGCTTAGGACGATAAAGTGGCTTCCCACAATCTGGACAAAGCTCACCAAATGTTTCAAGTGCAGCCCAGATGCTTGGGCTTATTTGAAGTCCGTTCATATTTCACCTCGGTTCAACCTAATTGGTTTCCAGATGTTCAGAAAGGCAGATCATCGTCACTGACGTCTCCTTGGTTGTGGTAGACCTGAGACTCCATACTGCGACCGACTGCCTGCTGCTGTTTGTCCTGCTGACGTTTGATTTCGAGAGCCTTAATGGCCTCAACACTGGTCAGTTTTTTAGATTCCCAGTTTTGCAAGATCGAATTTGCATAGTTGTAACGCCGCACATTGTTGTCGACAGATATATCAAGTGCCTTTTTTACAATGGCGATTGCCTGCTCTTCACTCGAACCAATCTTTTTGAAGTCATCGACCCAGTACATCAGATCTTCGCGAGTCTTTGAGCTAATCATTCCGAAGCCGTTGTTCTCCCAGAATTTGACTAGGTCTCCTCGCCCTAATGACGACAGACTCTTTTTTTCTTTTTCTTTCTCTAAGTTCTTTAGTAATTCTTTAGGTTCTTGTTTATGCTCAGAGCGTTGTTCAGACCGTTGCTCAGGTTGATGTTCAGCTCCTTGTTCAGACCGTTTACTTTTTTCTGGTGAAAATGTCTGATAATCCGCGTAGTTTAGGACTTTAATCGATGTTCCACTCGTTCTCGATTTTTGGACTTCAATCATTTTGTCCTCAACCAAAAGACGTAAGAACTTGTCTACAGTATTTCTTGATGCTCCCCAGGTCTCCGACAATTTCTTGATGCTCGTGAGGCGCTGGCCAACTCCTATGGTGATCAAGTTGCCATTGACCAGAACCTTCCTCGGCTCGTGATTGACCATCATGATTAAATCCATCCACCATTTCGCGTATCGCTCATTTCCGTTCGCCCAGATCCAATTTGAGCGGATGGAGCGATACAGCTTAATCCAACCTCCGTCCGCCATCAGATCACCTCTGCTTTATCGACAAGTACCAGTCAGGTGATGTTGGATGAGGATCATAGACGAAAAAGTCGGCTGGTGTAACTTGAAGATATTGGCACAGAATATCGAGTGTGCTGAGCTGGATCATCTTGCTACGGTTATAAACAATGGACGTCAAAGAACTTCTTGAAATTCCCGTATCGACTGCTACCTGAGTTGTCTTAAGTTTCCGTTCTGCCAGCAGCACTGCAAGATTATTTCGAATAGCCATCAGCTCACCTACTTATCTACGCTGTCGTCGCCATTAAAGAAATCTTCAGCCTTTTTGGCAGTCTCTGGATCAACAGAATCCGGATCTTCATCCTCGGTGGCATTAGATGCCCACTTCGGATCTGTAGACAATTCTCCCGTGTCTTCGTCAAACACTTGTGGCTTTTCATCTTTACTGACTGCATCTTGCATCTGGATCGATAGAATACCCCACTTGCTCAACATGTTGCGCAACACCGTTTTGATGGCCATAGCATCGTAATGCGAAGCCCACACACCAGATGGTTTGACACCGCTAGAATTTTTAGAAAAAGCCCGTCGGTGAGCTTCCATTTGTTCCATGGTCCAATACACGGTCTTTTCGAAACCGTTGACTAGCTGGAAGTGGCCGAGATAACCAACAACTTTGTCGCTCTCTCGATTACCTCGTTCATAGGTTTCGGTGAAACGATCCCAGTTCTTAATTTCACCTTCATATACGCGTTCAGCGTTGATAGAGCGATATTGCCCAGTACGAAGAGCTAGTTGAATATAGCCTTTGTACCCCATTTGTGGCTGCGCTTGGCCTTTATATGGAACAAGCCACATATAGCCAAGATTAGGATCAATCGGCAAATCTAAGGTAGCTGCAACCATCGCCGAACTGATAACACTCATCGCATCAACATTTTGAAGTTGTCGATTACTGTTGACGATGTTGATGATCGAGCTCATAAATTGAGGTGCTTTGGCACCGAGCACTTCGTTAAAACGATCCTTCGTAGCTTCACCCTTCAGAAGATTCTTGATCACAGCCACTGGTGTGCTCTTATGCTGTGCCTGCGAAACTTGATTCAGTTGTTTCTGTAAGTCTGTTGTCGCCATTAGTCTTCATCCTCCTTGATCGGTGTAATCCGCAGATGCTGAATCTCGCTTGGCATAACGATCAAACTTGATCCGTTTTTGTCGTCGATTGTCACAGCACCAAATGTGCCATCAGGAACGTAGACATGATCAGCCTCTCCTGATAAATGTCCGTGATTGCTGTATAAATTGTATGCAACATTGTAATAGTCCATACTCAATCTTCTTTCTTTTTATTGATTCGTAAAACACGACTACCTCGCTTGTTCTTGTGATTGGTAATTCTGAATTCTTCAGTTTCAGCAGCAGAAGCATCTTTCATCTCCTGCCGTACTCGATTGGCGATCTCATCGATTAACTTGGACGTGCTTTTGACCGATGCGGAAAGCTCTTCTCGATTCCGGAGAAGCTGATTTATGTCATGACCAAGTTCAATCACTTCGCCGTCCTCATCCGGATATAGCGCTTTGAGTGTCGCAGTAGTTGCCTTATCTCCGTCAATGTCTGGTTCCTCATCGTGAAGGACGTGCTTTGACCACCAATCGATGAGTCTCGGCTCAAAAGTGTCAATAGCTTTTTGATCGCGCTCAACTTTCTTCCAACCAAAGCTGTGACCACCTACAAGATAGGCAAAATAGACATATGGTCGATTCAAGACGTACATGTAGTGCTGTACCTGCAGTTGATACGCAATTGGGATATTGTCATCTGCCCATTCGCTAGATTTATATTCCATTGCTGTCTTGATTTCGAGAAAACCAGGTTCTCCAGCAATATCGCGATCAATATTGGCTCGAAGGAACTCGTGATCCGGTCGATAAAAGGTTTTGTTCTGGCGATACACCTTCTTACCGCTGACTTGCTCAAATTCCTTAGCCAGAATCGGTTCCATGATCGTGCCCCAATGAGTGAACTCATTGCCAGTATCATCAATCGGCAAGCGACCTGTCTTTTCAGCCCAGACACTGTATGGTGATCGCCAAGGCGACATACCGAGAATGGCAGCCACATCAGATCCACCAATTCCTTGACGGCGAAAATCTAGCCATTCAGCATGATTGAGTTTGGCAGTGCTGATATACTTCGGTTTCATAACAACCCCCTAGTTGATGACCTGAGTGGCACCGAGACTGTCTAGAAATTCAAGTGCTTCATCTTCATCAAACAGTTCACCGTGATAAAGCCAGTATGTGTGACCAGGATGAAGCGCATTGCCCTGGTAGTCCTCCAGTTCCTCAAACTTCGACTCTTCACCCCAGCCACTTTTTTCGGCATGGTGAAGATCATTGATGTTGTCCCACTGATGCAAGCTCATTCGATCCACTGCCTCCAATTTCCTTTGTGGCCTAAGCAGTGACCAACGATCACGCCGAAGCCACCTGCAATTAGTAAATAGCCAATCATTATTCACCAATTCCTTTCGCAATTTCAGGAAAGTAGTTACGCATAAACTCAGAAAACTTGACTGGTTCAAAAGTCCAATCTTTGCCACCATCTCCCGCATACATGACCATTCGATATCTGAGAATTTCCATAAATTCTGGCTTTTCCAAAATGTTTTTCTTTAGCCAACGCATGTCATGCTTATATCGCTTGACAACATCCTTTGTTGACCACCACTCTGACATGTCGGCACGCTGCTCAAGATCTTTACGTCGACTGGTTTCAATTAGCTCCCAACCTGTCGGTAACGTGACTGTAATTTCTGGTTGTATTTTAAAAGCATCCGTGTTGGCTCACCTCTCCAACTTTTGAGGCTCAAATGACGACAACTCGTCTACTCGAGTGATTGCTATAAGCCCTAAAGCAACTACTCCAAGCAGTCCAACCCGCAGCGTTGCATGGGGGTTTCCTTTTGCAATTCTCTAGAAACTGCTGCTTCTAACAAATCGATCATCTGGCATGCAACCACCGGCAATTCTTTTTTAATCACCTTTTGTGACTCCAAACGTACTTCACTCCTTTATTGCTGATCGAATGGCAGCCAATCCCTTTTTTGTGTACAGCCATTGCGGCACTTCTTTGTCGCTGTGCTGTGACTTGCTGGCCGACCAACGTCCGAATTCATTTTGGCCAGGTTGTTCTGCTTTGATCCCGATTCGATTGGCAATGCGTCCTACTCTGTTTGAAGTGATGCCTAACTTTTCAGCCACTTGGGTAGCACTGAACTCCTCTGTTCGCATTGTCGGCAACACCATCTCACCAGTGATTGCTTCAGCCGCCTTTGCCAACAGCGTCTGCTGTGAGCTAATCGACCCGGCTTTCATAGCAATTCTGTACAACGCGTTCGCTTGTCGCGTCTTGGCATTGTTGCTCATGATCTCAAGACGCATGTTTGCAGCAATTTTGGGACTGCCACTCTTGACGGCAACTCGCATATTGAAATAGTTATCGACCAGTTGGTCGTATACTTCCCATGCCTTGTCGTCTTCAAGAATCTTCAGCAGTTTGGAGTACCCGCGCTCTGAAAGAAGATAGATGTTAGCTGAAGCGTTGATTTGGTTCTGTGTAAATCCGCTATCCTTCAAAAAGATAGCGAAATCTGGTCTGGCTAGATCGAGAATGTCGATGCCATTTACAAACCGATTTCGATTCCGGTTGATCAGCTCGTTGATTTTGAAAACCGGGCGCTGATGAATCTGTGCGATATCTTTAACTAACATCGCCTTTTTGTCTTCACCAAATCCTCCTTCGATACCGGTGAATTCAATGTGGCCGATGTGTTCGTGGCCGATTACTTTTAATTCGTTCACTTGGATTCCTCCTTTACCTTTGCAAGAAAAGCGATAACAGCGGCGCGATTGCGTTCCGCTGCAGGGCCAAACGCCATTCCGCCCATCAAATCCCGTACATATTGACTTGACCAACCAAATTTTCTTGCGACCTCGGCTTGTGTTAGATCCAAGTCAATAAGTTGCTTTTTGAAACGCTTCAACATCGTTGACATACCAGTGATCACCTCCTGTTCGTTTAGTTTGTCTTTCAGCTTATAAAATAGTTGACCGTTTCTCACAAAGGTTGTAAGATTTAGGCATAGCAAAAGAAGACAGCATGCAACTCACTCCTCAACGCCAATTGTAAAGTGTTTGCTTTTCTTCCCTTGTGCAAGTTACTACTCAAGCTGATGCCTAAACTATACTCAAAGTTTGTATAATTGTAAAGAGATTAATACAAACTTTGTATTAATTTTGGCGTCCATTTTGGAGGAACACCGATATGACAATATTTGATCGTGTAAAAAATTTCGCAGATGCTCGAAAAATGAGCTTGCCACAGTTAGCTAGGATGGCAGGCCTAAGTGAGAATGCCATTTACAACTGGAAGACACACACGCCAACAGAAGCAACACTCCGATCTGTCGCTCACGTTTTGGGAATAACCTACGACGAATTGGTCGGAAACAAAGATCCGGACCCAAAAGCAGAACTCGCAAATCAAGTCGGTGCTCTATTTCGATCAGTTGTTGATCAGCAGGATTTAGACGAGGCACATACCAACGATCTCAAGCAAGAAATGGAAGATCTCCTAAAAGTAAGAGCAAAACGGTTAAGGGAAAAGCAAAATGGAAAAGGTTAATTATAAAGATGCTGACATGCTTGCACATCAACTCGAAGTTTTTGTGAGAAATCACTTTAACAACGCCATTGAATACAACGCCGTTCCTTTTATCTTGGCTGAAATTCAGAAGCTGCCAGATGATTTTTTTCAATTTCCTTTAAGCAATGGAATTCTCGGAACAACGATTGTAGACTCAGCCGTCACCGTGACAATTAACAGCAATATTGATAATGACTCGCGGAGGTACTTCACATATGCACATGAGCTTTGCCATGTGTTACTCGACACGGAATATCTACGATCAAACCCTGGCATTGATGTCCAAGATGATAACGGATTGCCAAACGCCTCGAATTACTCTAGAGAGCGACGAGCAAATCGATTTGCGGCACTATCCTTACTTCCTGATTCAGTTCTGAATGCTGTCATGATGGAGGGAAAGACAACAAAATATATTCATGAGCATCAAAAAGTGTCCTATGAAACACTCAAGTATCGAATTGTAGATTTTGCCCAATCAAGGTTTCTTTTGCCGCGTTCCTTGAGCATGAAGCTTGCAGAAGCTTTTACTGGCACTGATCAAAATGCACGAACAAGGGCTAGCGTTTCAGGGCTCTGGAACGAAACGGAAGATGCAGCCATCAGCGAGTTATCTCGCGAAAGAATCATAAAGAAAAATAAGGACCTCGCGTTAGGCATTGTAGACCCGCTAATTTTGGTTGATCGCGAACGTAAAAAAGAAATCAAGGAAAGAAACCGCCAATACAATCGTGAACCCAAAAACGTTTACGATATGGATCCCGAAATTGGAATTCATATGTTGGCAGAATACATTGATGATTTTGATATTTCCGATATAGAAGACGCTGATTTTGAAAATTAAAAAAGTCCTGATCCATTTGTCGGATCGGGGTAAAAGCAGAAATGATTACTCAGCCTCTATTAGCAAATCAAAAGCACATATATTGAGACTCACCTTAGGTTAATTTGGAAAATAAGGAGTCTTTTAATATCAATGCTTTATCCAGTCATAATGTATTTGAGAGAAAGGACCCTCGACTATGAACAATCTCTTAATCCAACATCAACTTGAAGACAGCCGTCCTATCCGAACATACAAGGCTAAAATTGTGATCAAGCTGTTAGAGGACAACCAAACACTGCCCAGAAATGAACGCGCCTCTCAAGTTCAAGTCTTACGTGCAGCAAGCCAAAAAACCGATGAGCTAGTTCAAAAAGTAATGGCAACTATTAAGCATGACCGCACAGCTTTCTGTCGTGATCAGTGCTGGCTTTATCAAATCAGAGAGGAACGAATCACCAAAATATTAGAGCAACTAGCAAGGGAGGATTAGCTGATGTCAATCAAAATTGTTGTCTTAAAGTTTGATGCCTACGACGGCGAGTTAGTTCCGTTCGATCCCTTCAGCACAGATCCATTACCTGTTGAATATTTCCAAGTACGGCTCTACGTACGCGCGCCGTACTATTCCGAAACATTTGATGATCAAACTCTGTTGGTTCGCCGATACATGCGAAAATTCAAAGAAATCAAGAATCAATACATCAAAAAGATCGCACCCGCGATGAATAACCTTGGTACAAGCATTGAGGGTAATCTTCAACGTATCAAATCGACCGTCACACTATTGAGGAAAATGTTAGAAGATGAACTCGTTATTCCCGACCAAATCGAGATTGGTTCAATTGAGCTAGTTGGTGAGTGGCCAATATTTGAACCCGAAAAAGTGTCGCCGCTGAAAGAAGAGTTAAACAAACAGGATCTCGAAGATATTCAGGCTTTGCGAGAGGTCAAAGATAGAAATGATTTCGACAACTGAAAGGACTCCTATCTCGTCACTCGGACAACACGGTAGCGGAGTGCTTGCGAACTAAATTGACATTTAAAGCTAGGCAACGAAAAAGCCCTGATCCGGTTAACGAATCAGGACAATGTAATACTTCAAAAATTACAAACACACCTCAGTAATTCTCTAATCATACTCAAGCTAAGGAGAATAATTATGACTCAAAATGAAAACACAAAACAATCTCTAAAAACGCAAGAGGAACTCGTAGCATCTACTAAGCGTGACTTTGAGAATCCACAAGAGACGCCCAAAGTGGCAGCGATTTTAGATAAATATCGCATAGCAATAAAAGTCAGCAAAGAATACATTGAATCTAATCATATTGAAGAAGGAGACAAGGCCATAGTCGCATCTCAAACTGTAAAAATTCCTGATCCAGACAATCCAAGTAGAAGTCTCGGTAAATATACCAGCTTTAAAGAAGAATTCACCGTTACGGAAATTGAAGACAATTTCTTAGTAGCAACCAAATACACAACTACGTCCAGCTTCCCGCAATTGACAATGTTTACTAGTCAAAAAAGGGTGACTGAGTTTGAGCACGATTCGTCAACTGAATTACTTCTTGAAGACAATGGACCGGTGACGCCAGGTGATTTTGTTTCTTTTCCCTAAAAGCATAAGCTATTGACATCTAAGTAGAAAACAATCTATACTGAGTGCATGGATGGCCGCGTGGCGGCTACAAAGCGTGCCTCAGTTCAAAAGAATTGAGGTACTTTTTGTATGGTCAAGCCAACTTTAAAACCCGATGACTTAGTCAATAAGGCTATTGCACAATTTCAGCAAAAACCGTCCAAAAGAGACATGGCTCTTTATCTACGAAACATCCCTTACTATGCTTGGATCAAGGGGTATAATAACTCATCTTTAAAAAATGCCGAGCGGATTTTCAAAGAACAAATAACTCCCGACGTACTCTACCAAATTCACTGGTTTGAAATGGGTCTAAGTAATCTACTTTTAAAGTTCTCTCTAGAAACTGAAAAACACATTAAATCAGTCCTCAGTGAAATCGTCTCAACTTTTGGGAATGATGCTGATAGCTATTTAAACGATCGATTGTACTCAAAGCGAAATACTGCCGTCTTTTCCACCATTCGTCAAGCCATTGAAAAAGATGAGAATGGTGTTTTTGAATATGCACAAAATAAGTTTGGATTAATACCCTCATGGTATACCGTACAACACATCACACTAGGGCAGACTATTGGATGGTATTCCCGGTTGCTCCCTGCTTCAAAAACCCAATATGTAAAGCTCTTTTTTTCAAATCAAATTCTGTTTACCCAAATGAAACCTCAAGATCGTTTGGAAATGCTGAGAGTATGTATGAATTATATATTGGAGATCAGAAACAAAGCTGCTCACGGTAATAACTTCTTGACAACCAGAATAGAAACAAACATCCAATCTCGATGGATGAAGGACAATGGACTGATTAATTATTTTAAATTGACTGATAAGGGGGCAATTGACTCAAATTTCATTAACTATTTAGCAATTATTATTTTGCTCACAGATCTCCCGTTATTTGCAATAAATGCACTTACGGAGTTCAAAAATTTCATTTGGGTAAATGCAGAAGAACAAAATCCTATAAGTAAAAGCGGATTTGATTCGTATAAGCTTTTAAAAATTGAACCTAACGATTTAAATATTTTAGGGAAATTAATCGAATATAAGTTCACACCTCATAATTAAAAAATGCCTGCCATGGTTTTGAACAGCGTGGGTAGACGAAACAAACAAGGGCTAGGAGCATAATTCATGACGTACGCTCTTTGCGTGCCTCATTATATCAAAGATGGAGGCAAGTAACATGGCAACAATCAGCATAACCCAAGAAAACACTGGCAAATGGCGCTACCGTGTTTACTATTATGACAACCAGGGTATACGCCACGCCAAAAGCAAGCGTGGATATGCCCGTCAAGCAGCAGCTAAACGTGATGCCCAGATTCTAGCCTCCGAATTAGAACAAGGCGCTAACATGCTTGATCGTGAAGTCGGCTTCGTTAACTACTTTGAAGAGTGGCTCACTCGCTACAAGCGAGGCAAACACGCCAAGGTTACCGAAAATCGGTACGATTATTTTAAAGCGGCGTTAGATGACTTCTTTGGTGTCGCTAAACTTAAAGACATCACCCTTGATCGATGGCAAGATTTCATCAACAGTTACGGCAAAACACATGCTAAGGATACTGTCAGAAAAATTAACGCCTATGTACGTGGCATGGTCAAGGCTGCCATCAACAATCAAATACTTAACCGGGACTTTACTCAGGGGGTTGAGTTTGTTGGCAAAGCTCCAAAAGATCCCGGCCTTAAATTTCTTGAACTCCCCTTTTTGAAAAAGCTCAAAGACCTAGTCTATAAAACAGCGAATTTCCAAGCGAATACTTCATATGCAATTGCCGTCGGACTAGGCACTGGAATGCGTTACTCCGAAGTGGTCGGCTTGACATGGGCCGACGTCGATTGCAAAAACCAGCAACTCAATATTGATAAGACTTGGGACTATCATTTCGGACAAGGCCTCATGCCCACAAAAACGCCATCCTCTGTGCGAGTTATTGATATGCCGGAAGATCTTACCCAATTGTTGAAAAAGCTCAAAAAAGAGCAGACAGAGGCTTTTATGGCACAGGGTTATCGGGATCCTTTCAATCTTGTTTTTAGAAGTACTCGTCATTTAGTCCCGACAGATGCGGCCACAAACAAGATGCTTAAGAGCTATCAAACCCAAATCCAGGTACCGGCCCATAAACAAATCACTTTCCACGGTTTGAGACATGACCATGTTGCTTACCTAGCCAGTCAAAATGTGGACATCTATTATATTTCTCGCCGTCTTGGCCATAAAGATGTTTCGATGACTCTCCGTATCTATGAGCACATGTTCAAAAAAGCCGAAGCTAAACAGGTTAAAAAGACACTCAAAGCACTCGATAATCTCTGA